TTATTTTTATCTAACCACGGTAATACTAAATCTCGTTGTCGCAACATACCATATTTAGATATGCTGTTTACTGCCGTTAATGGTAATAAATTTGTTTCTTCGGCAAGCTTATATAAATTTGTAGTTCTTGGATCCATTGGTTCAATGTCGCTGCGATACACAATTGCATATAGCCATGGATCACCTATTGTCTTTTTGAAAAAACCACTACGACAGTCCCATCCACTTACTGCTAACATATAAATTAGCTGAGGCATAGTATAATGATACTTTTGTTCTAATTTAACATTATATTCAAGAACATTATATTCTGTATTAGTTGTTTGTGGTACTGCTATGATTAACATTGAATCTTTGTCAGCTACATGCCACCAATTTGACAATGCTGCGTATGGATTTAATATGTTTTGCAATTGATCGTGACACAATAAAATGTCAAAAGGTTTTTTAGTACTATTAAATGTCTCAATGTCGTGATTTTGATATGCAATGCTATTGTGACGTTTATTTAATTTTTCAAACGTATTAAGACCAACACATTGGATATTTAAAGGAATTTTAGCTGCATCCTTTGTAGTAGCATCAGCCCACCATGTCATTGTCTCAGCTTCAACATCGCAGCCAATGTCGAGAACTCTACTAACACTCTCCATGAAATCATCGTATTGATCAAAATATAATAGGATATTTTCTAAACAATGATTGTATTTGTCAACAGGGCTACTAAACGAGCTCATTTTCTAATCCTTCAAGTGCATTTCAATTTGCGTTATATGCACTAGTATGTATCTCGTCAACTAGGATGGATTAAATTTCAATGTCTTCCATCCCGGATGTTCGCAGTCTTACAATGTGCCCCATTTGCCATTGCTTGGTATCCAGGCCTTTCATAATACCTAGATATCGATTACGCAACAATGCAACTTCGTTGATCAACGTTTCAAAGTCAATCACTTCATCTTCGCCGTCGACATACTTTTCAGCATCTCTACTAGACAACGCCCGGGCATAGCCTTCTAGATACTTTTGAAAGTGTTTTCGACGTATTTTGCGTAACTGTATGTTAAGAAAGTTAAGCACCGCTTCAATCTCTTGTAACTGATTAAAGCGATGCTCGGTAATACCCGGAAGGGCACTAATGTTTTTTTCGACTACACCGCCAACTCGACATTCAGCTTTTGCCGCATTAAGCTCTTGCTCAAAGTGCGCAATAAAATTTGGAATGTTTGAAAGACTGTGCGTAACGCGACCATACCACATTATAGTATCTTAATACTCATCGTAGTCAAATTCGCCATCGTCATTGATTAGGTCAGCCCTAACATCGTCATCGATATCATCCTCAATGTCTGATTCGTCGTGCGATCCTGTATAATCTCCTACAGCCATTTTAATAGCACCGTCAAATTTAAACGCTTCTCGAATTTCTGCTTCGTCATACGTTTCCATCAGCGTTGCTACTACTGTTTCAGCAGCGTCACGGATATCGCCGTTTTGTAGTAGATGGCTTCTGCAATCTTTCCATACGATTGCAGCTAAATCTAGTGGTGTTATTGCCATTGGTTATTCCTGTGCTTCATCAACTAGTGGTTGGGTATCATCTTCAAGTACATCATCTTCTGATACACTTAGCTCTTCTGTTACTTTGTTAAAGTCTGCCATAACTTTATCTAAGCAGCCGCCTTCGTTGCGTTCCCATGCTTTGCGGAACTGTAGGATTTCTTCTTTGCTGCTTGTTTCAAAACGCAGTCGATTGCCTACTTTTGTTAACAAGCCTGTTGCTTCTGCTAAATCAACAAGTCCTGAGTACGGATTCATACCAGTTTCATACGGAATTTTAACTTGAACACTTTCAAACGGTTTAGCATAGCGTGTCTTCATAACTTTACATGCTGCACGAATACCTTTTACTTGCGTAATCTTATTACCGTCTTCATCTTCTTTAAGTTTTAGTTTGCGCATAGCAACAACAATACTTGATGCATACACAAAGCCTTGCCCACCCGAGATCTTATCATCTGGATCAAACATATCCTGTGATGCATAAGTGTGGTTGGTACATACCATACCTACATTATAACTACCAAACATGTTGACTGTGTTACGAACCAACGCTGTTAGTGCTTTAGGCTTACGACCCAAGTCACCTTTCATCACCAGCTTCAAACTGGTTAACATCAGTTGGCGTCATCATCATGCCAAGTGAGTCAAGCACAAACAGAACTTTAGGACGTTCTTCGTCTGCCATTGCTTTGTAGTCTTTCATGAATGTTGAAATTGTTTTAGCAACATCGTCAATCATACTCATGCTTAGTTTCAGCAACTTGCTTTCGCTAGTATCAACTCCAAGTGCTTTTAGCCATGTTTCATCAAGTGCGTTCTCTGAGTCAATTAGTACTACAAAGATGCCTTGCTCCTGTGCCGATTTTACAATGTTACCCGAAGCAAAGTAACTTTTACCTGCACCTGATTCACCTGCAAACACAGTAACCTTACCTAGCGGAACACCTCTGTTAAAGTCCCCCGAGATTAAATAGTTAAGTGCAAAGTTGCCTGTTGAAATCCAATCAGTTGGATCGTGAAAGCCGATTGACAATCCGTCAATGCTTTTTGTAATGTCCTTACGGAACTTTGAGATATCAAATGGTTTTGCCATATTGCGTTTTTCCTTGCCTAATATGTTACTATTGTACTATATTTTATCGTTGTTGTCAACTGCCAATTCCTGAATCCTCGAAATTTGTCGAAGTTTTTCTTGTTTAACAAGAAACTTATTTAATTCATCGTCGTTGTTATCTTCAATTGCTACATACGCTTCGTTGCCTTGATATCGTTTAGTCAACCAATTTGTTTTTTTGATACTTAGACAATGCGGCGTTTCGAGCAATGCATACCCATGGGGAATGCCTTTGTTTTTAGCATAGCTGATAATCTGAATTAAATTGTTTAAATTCATTGATGACAACGTTGTCCAAAAATCTAATGTTAAATTTTGATATTTTTTTTGCAAATTGATATATGAATCAACAGTCTGCGTATAATTCTTCCATTTTACCGGCCATCTCACATAGTCATGCACATTACCGACTCCGTCAAGGCTTAAAGTTACATTAACATGAACCTGCTTGTCTAATACTTTTTCAATATTTGGCATGACTTTGTGTCCATTTGTGTTTATACGCAGGTATGTCAGATTTGGAGGTAACTCTTGTAAGATTTTTTGATAGTTTTTACTGTATGCCGGCTCACCGCCGTTTATGTCTAATTGTAAAATTCTGTCTTGCGGAAATTTTGTAAAAGCCTGATAGTTATCTCGCACAAAAGGACTTTTATTTAAACTAGCTATTCTAGTACTTAATGTTGACGAACAGCTTAAACATGCACTGTTACAGTAGGTATCTAATACTCCGCCGACAGTTAAATACTCTGTATTTTTAACAACAAGGTCAGTGTGTCTTTTTTGAGAGAAATTTCTTATACTTTCTCTGCCGGATTCTTCTGTATCTTTACAACGTTTGCAGTGAGATGGCCACTCATTGTTAGCAAACTGAGATTGCAAAGGAACTACCCACACATCTGATTCTTCCAGAGTGTTAAATTCAGGTTGAAGAATCATATGGCCGCATATGCCAATAGTACCATCACCGTTTACTCGCCTAAAATGTTTTAGTCTAGGGCATTCCATATTAACTTTGTGTATCCAAATGTATCTTGATAAAGCGCACTGTAGTTTTCCTTAATCTTAGTTTGTATAGTACTAAATTCAACTGTTTGATTTAAAAAATTTTCATAAAGTACACAATCAAGTTCAAGATAATGTTTTAGCTGATTGTTGTTGTTAAAGTATATATCTAGATCATTGTAACCTATTTGCTTATTGAGATTAATATCTGTTAAACTAGTCAATGAGTCTAAATGATTAATTCGAATTTTAGCATTTGTAAATCTATGCAAATTTATAATCCAAAATAACTGAGGACAAAAGTGATTGTTTAGAAAGTAAACATCGTTTACAATTTTGCATAATTCTTTTATGTCCACATTAAGTTTAAATGCATATGTTTTTATGCCAGACAAAAATCGTTGATACGGGTCTCGTACAAAGATATCAACAGTATCAAGTTGTTTAATTTCGTTAAGTGATAATGAACGTATTTTTATTTTTTCAAGTGTAGTGCTACCATTCTTGTGTATCTGATACACAAATCTGCCGTCAGGTAGTTCAATAACGTTAATTTTGTCAGGAAACAGCTTTTTATCAATTATTGATAGCATTGGTTACACCCAGGTGTCAGCGTTATTGAGGGCAAGGAAAAAAGAAATAAACCTTGCCCTCATTGCTACTTAGTTTGCAGCTTGTCGGCTGCGAATCATAGCAAGAATATCTTCTGCTTTGCTGCTAGGTTCTTCTGCTACTGCCTGAGCCACTGGAGCTGGTGCTGCTGCTGGTGCTGCTGCTGGTGCAACATCTGTCCAACCAGTATCAGTTGATGCTGATTCTGCGACTGGAGCCGGTGCTACTGGTGCTGCTACTGGTGCTGCTACTGGTGTTGCTACTGGTGCAGATACACCGCCGGCTGGTGCTTGCATACCCGCTGGACGGAAGTATTGTCCCCACCGTTCTGCATCATACGATTGGCCATCAACACTAGCTTCGAACATTTCCTTCATAACCTTAATGGCCGTTTCGTCGGGGCGTTTTGGTAAAAAGTCACCCAAGTTATACAAGCCCTGAGACTCAATTGCCTCAGCTTCGGTTGCTGTAAGTGCTGTTTCTTTACGAGCCCACTTAGAAGTCGAATAGTCAGCATATCCGCCTTTAGCTGTTTTACTAATGCGAAAGTCCAAACCACGTTCGTAATCAGTTGGAAGTTCTTCTAGCTCTGGATCCATCAATGCTGATTTAATAGTTTGAAAGATTTGAGGACCAATGATAAAGCGTCGAATTGCTTTTTCACTTTTATCATCTGAGATTGGGTTCTCACGTACAAA